CGACCGATGAGTCGACCGATGAGTCGACCGACGAGCCGACCGACGAGCCGACCGACGAGCCGACCGATGAGTGATCGTGGTGATATTCTGGCCGACTGCCGTATCGGCGCGGGGCATCTGCACCGCGCGGTGCGCGCCCTTCGGCGCGAATTGGCCCGACGGTGTACCGCGCCCGCGGCGGCGACGACGCTGCTGCCCTGGGCGCGGAAATACCTGCCGGAGCATTTCCGCCTGCCGCCGTCGGGAATGCACCTGTGGCTCGACGGGCAACTCAGCCGGATGCGCAGCCGGCGGGGCGAGAAACTCAACGTGCTGGGGCCCCGCGGTGGCGCCAAGTCGACGATCGCCACGCTGGCCTTTCCGCTTTGGGCGGCGCTGGTGTGGCGGGAACCTTACATCTGGATCATCTCCGACACGACCCATCAGGCGCGGGCCCATCTCGACAACATCAAGGCCGAGTTGAACGAAAACGACCGCCTGGCCGCCGACTATCCCGACGCCCTGCCGCCGGTGCGGATCGATCGGAGCAACACGATCGTGTTGGCCAACGGGTCGGTCTTGCAGTCGTTCGGCACGGGGCAGCGCATCCGAGGCCGCCGTCGCCGCGCCCATCGGCCCACGCTCATCGTTTGCGACGACCTACAAAACGACCAACACATGCGATCCGCGCTGCAACGCGAAAACTCGCGCAACTGGTTTCACGGAACGCTGCTGAAAGCCGGCACGCGAAGGACCAACGTGGTGAATCTGGCCACCGCCTTGCACCGCGAGGCACTGGCCGTGCAGCTTTGCAAGACGCCCGGTTGGACCTCCCGATCGTTCAAAGCGATCGAGCGGTGGCCGGACAACATGTCGTTGTGGCACCAGTGGGAATCGCTCTACACGCAAGTCGACACCCCCGGCTATCGGGAATCGGCCCGGGCGTTTTACGAATCCCATCGCCGGGAAATGGACGCCGGGGCCGAGGTCCTCTGGCCCGAGGAAGAAGATCTTTACACGCTGATGTGCATGCGGGCCGAAAGTGGTCCGTCGGCCTTCGATCGCGAGAAGCAGAACCTGCCTCGCGATCCGGCCTTGTGCGAATGGCCCGAGTCGTACTTCGACGAACACCTCTGGTTCGATGTCTGGCCCCGGCAGTTGCGAGTGAAGACGTTGGCGCTGGATCCAAGCAAAGGCGTCGACGCCCGGCGGGGTGATTACTCGGCATTTGTGATGCTGGGGGTCGACCGCCAGGGCATGCTCTACCTGGAAGCCGATCTGGCGCGCCGCCCGACGCCCCAAATCGTGGCCGACGGTGTGGAACTCTATCGGCGCTTCCAACCCGACGCGTTCGGCCTGGAGACCAATCAGTTTCAAGAATTGCTCGGCGCCGAGTTCGAGGCCGAGTTTCGGCGCCAGGGTATCCTCGGAGCGCGGCCTGCGCCGATCGACAATCGCGTAAACAAACAGGTGCGCATTCGCCGACTCGGGCCGTACCTGGCGACGAAACGATTGCGGGCTAAGAGTGATTCGCCCGGTACGGCCCTGCTGGTCGAACAACTCAGGGAGTTTCCCAACGGCGATCACGACGACGGCCCCGACGCGGCCGAAATGGCGATTCGCCTGGCCGCCCGCCTGTGCAACGTTCCGGCCGACGACGGCCTGGGGAACCGTTTGACTGTGGGATAGCGAGTATTTCGTCCGTGGCCTCTTACCCTCGACAACCCGAAAACAGGAATCCAAATCATGCAAGAAACCACCAACAATCAGAATGGGTCCGCGGCTCCCGGCGGCCTCGACCGCGTGGAGAAGCGGCTCATGGAGGCGTTCGACGAACTCTGGGACACCTTCGTCGACCCGGCCGACGCCTACTTCGACGGCGACGGCACACCCTGGGATCGCATCGGCCAGGCGTCAGCTCACGCCACGCCGGCCGGTGCGCCGTTTACCACCGAAGAGCAACTGGCCCAAATTCGCAATCAATGCCGGACCCTGGCCTCCACGAACGAATTCGCGATCAACGGCCACGAAAACCGCATCAGCTACATTGTCGGCTCCGGCCACGTCTATCGCGTGACACCGAAGCCGGGGTATGCGGCAGATGAACTGGCCGCCGCGGAGTTGGCCGGCGAAGTGCAGCAAGTGGTCGATGCGTTCGTGCGGATCAACAAGTGGCACCAGCGGCAGCAGGAAATCGTCCGCCGCAAGGATCGCGACGGCGAGTGTTTTCTGCGTTTCTTCACCGCGCCGGACGGAACGACGAGAATCCGGTTCGTCGAGCCGGCGCAAGTGTCGACGCCGCCGGAGTTATCGGCCGATCGAAACGCCGGATTCGGTATCCGCACCGATCCGCTCGACGTCGAGACCGTGCTGGCCTACTACGTCGACGGCCGGCCGGTCGATGCGGGCGACATCCAGCACCGCAAGGCCAACGTCGACGCCAACGTCAAACGCGGCTTGCCGTTGTTCTTTCCCGTACGGAAGAACCTCCGCCGAGCGGAGAAGCTGCTGAGGAATATGAGCGTGGTCGCCGAAATCCAATCGGCGATCGCCCTGATTCGCAAACACGGCTCGGGCACCAAGGGCGCCGTCGAGCAATTCGTGCAAGATCAGGCCGACGTGAGCGTGACCAATCAGCGCAGCGGGCGGACAAGCCATTTCCGCCGTTACGGCCCCGGTACGATTCTCGACGCCGTTGCCGACGTCGAGTACGATTTCCCCGCCAGGGGTATTGACGCCGGCCGGTACGTGACCGTGTTGCAGGCCGAGCTGCGCGCCGTGGCCAGCCGGCTGGTGATGCCCGAGTTCATGCTCAGCAGCGATGCCTCCAACGCCAACTACGCCTCGACCATGGTGGCCGAGGGTCCGGCGGTGAAGATGTTCCAGCGCCAGCAACACGACATGCAAGAGGACGATCTGGAAGTGATGTGGCGGGTGGTCGAGGGCGCGGTGGCCGCGGGACGCCTCGCGCCGGAAGCGCGCACGGCGGTCGAGATCCAAGCGGTGATGCCCTCGCTGGCCGTACGCGACCGGCTCAAGGACACCCAGGCCGACCAGATCCTGGTCCGCAACGGCGCCATGTCCGTGCAAACCATGGCCATGCGCCACGGTCTCGAACCGGACCGCGAGCAGACGCTGATCGGGCGAGGTGAAAATGGCTAGAAAAACACTCTCCCGGAGTGGCCAAAAAAGTGCTTGAATTAGGCCACTCGATGCGGTAGGTTGGCTCTTAATGATGACGCACGCAAAAACGCCGACCAACGCGACGAAGGTGAGCCAGGTGGAAGAGACACTGGCCGCCATCCTCGCCGAAATCCTCAAGCGGGGGTTCTTCGGAACCGCCGGCATTGAGCTGAGCGTACAAGACGGAACCATCCAACACATTCGCCGCCGTGTCGAGCAGATCGAGCGGTAGTGCGTAGCCAGCGATAACAACCTAACAGGAAAAAGGGGACAGGTACATTTTGTGCGAAGCACCCTTCGGGCCGTTCCGGCAAAATGTACCTGTCCCCTTTTTCCGCTGACCATCTAACCGGTATCCGACAGAGCCTACCTCCAGTAGGTATCTCCAAGAGCCCATTGCAGACCCCCGTGGTTTGCCGTGGGCTCTTTTTTTGTTCTTGTCCCGAGGAACCAGAGACGATCAAGGAACCCGATACGATGAACGAAACGCTTCAAGAACTGTTCGATTCCCGAGGAGTCGCGATACGCGTGGACCGCGAGGCGGGTGTGGTCCGCGGCGTAAAGATCCTCGGGCTCCAGTCGCGTAACGGGCGAACGTATCTGCCCGAGGCGCTGAGCCGAGCCGCCAAGCTCTACGAGGGCACCAAGGTCAACGTCAACCATCCGCAGGGCGATCCGCTCTCGCCGCGGGATTACCGCGATCGGATCGGCGCGATCCGCAACGTTGCGGCGCGGCCGGGCGAGGGGCTCTTCGGCGATTTCCATTTCAATCCCAAGCACGCCCTGGCCGAACAGTTGGCCTGGGACGCCGAGCACGCGCCGGAGAACGTCGGCTTTTCGCACAATGTTTGTGCCCGCACCTCGCGACGCGGCGACCGGCTGGTCGTCGAGGCCATTACCAAGGTGCAGAGCGTCGATCTGGTGGCCGACCCGGCCACCACGCGAGGATTGTTCGAGGGGACCGGCGAACCGACCGGTGGGCCCAGCGAGGATCCGCCGCTTCTGGCCGAGGCGACGGTCGACGACTTGCGGCGGTATCGGGCCGATCTGGTCGACACGCTCATTCGAGAACGGGGCGCCGAGTTTGAGTCGGCCCGAGAGGAGCTTGACGGGCTCCGCGCGCTGGAAACGGCGCGCCGGAAACGGGCGACCATGACCCGGCTGTTGCGGAAGCACGGCCTGCCCGACCCCGAGGAGGCCGACGGATGGGATCGGGCCGTGGTCAGCGAGCAGTTCGTCGAGTCGCTCTTGGCGGCGCCCGACGAGACGGCGATGAGCAAGCTGATCGAGGAACGAGCCCGGCTCGTGGCGTCGGTTTCCGATCGCGCTGCCCGTCCGGGCAAGCCGACGGCACGCGATCAGAACCTTGTCGGCGCGGCGGGAGGCTACAACACCGAGGCCTTCGTCCGGTCCATTACGTGAAACCCATGGGTAAGCCTGCCCGGGCGCCGCGCGTGTCCGGCGGACCCCCGACAACCAATCCACGCAAATCGAAACCTCGTTTTTTAAGTCGGAGAACAATGGCATGAGTAACACAATGCGATGGCGATACGGCGACACCAATCCGGTGGTGGCAGCGGTCGATTCGGCGACGGTTGTCGAGATCGGCGATCTGCTCTGGCAAGACACCGACGACACCAAGCCGGCTTCGTCACAGAGCGACCAGGGGAGCGAGACGGCCAATCAGCAGTTGTTCGCCGACAACTTCCTGGGCGTGGCCATGCAACGAAGCCGTAGCGGCGATACGACGCCGATCCGCGTCGCCACGACCGGTGTCTTCGAGTTCGATTGCCCCAGCGGCACTTTTGAACTGGGCGACCTCATCGGCGCCGACGAAAACACGGCCGGCGATGCCCTGCTCGATCAGCAGGTGGCAATCGTGTCGGCCAGCATGTACGCCCTCGGGCGAGTGGCCAAGCGCGTGGCCACCGCCGGCACCAGCGTGCTGGTCGACGTCCGCTCGACGGTAATGACCGGCGGCGTCGAGGGCACCAGCCCCAGCGGCGTGTAGCACGCAATCCGAAACACTCCCAATCGAAACCTTTTCATTCTGGAGGAATCCACTCGTGGCAACGATCAAATATCGTGAACTCCGACGCCGGTATCAACTGGACGGGCCGGAAAAGACGGTCGAACATCTCTCCGAGGCACTGGCCCGGAAGGACCTCAGGGCCGACGATTTCAGCATCCGCGATCTGGCCGAGGGGCTGGTGCCCGACGGACACCACTGGGTTCGCGCGATGGACCCCCGAAACACAACCGGCGTGAATCTTCTGGAAGCCGGCGACGGGGTCGACGTGACCGCGTTCTTGAACATCACCGGGCAAGTCGTTTACTCGAAGATCATGGAGGCCTACCAGCAAGAGGCCTTCGTCGTCTCGAAGCTGGTGAGCACAATTCCCACCCGGCTCGACGGAGAAAAGATCCCCGGTGTGTCGCGAACGGCCGATCAGGTGGATGAAATCCACCCGGGAATGCCCTATCCCAGCTTGGGGTTCGGGGAAGACTACATCGAAACCCCGTCGACCACCAAGCGGGGATTCATCGTGCCGGTCACGAAGGAGGCGATCTTCTTCGATCGCACGCACCTGGTGCTCAGCCGCGCGGCCGAGGTGGGCGAAATCCTCGGCTTGAACAAGGAGAAGCGGCTCAGCGATCTGCTGATCGGCGCCGTGAACAACTACAAGTGGCGTGGCACCGAGTACGATACGTACCAGGCCGCCACTCCCTGGATCAACGTCTTGGATGCCAACGAGTTGGTCGACTGGACCAATGTCGACGCGGCCGAGCAGCTCTTCGCCGACATCCTCGATCCCAACACGGGCGAACCGGTGCTGGTCCAGGCAAGCACCGTGTTGGTCATGCCGGCCTATCGCCACGCGGCCCATCGCGTGTTCAACGCCGCCGAGATCACCTACACGGCGGCCGACGCGGCAACCGCCACCACCGCCGCCAATCCCTTGGGCAACTATCGGGTGGAGGAAAGTCGCCTGGCCTACCGGCGGATCATCGCCTCGGGCATTTCCGCCGACGCGGCCAAGGCCTGGTGGTTCATCGGCGACTTCGCCAAGGCGTTTGCCTACATGGAAAACTGGCCGATCACCGTCACGCAGTCGCCGCCGGGAAGCGAAGCCGATTTCAATCAGGATATCGTCATCCGCTTCAAGGCCAGCGAGCGCGGTGCCGCCGCGGTCATCAATCCCCGCTACATCGTCAAATGCACGGGCACGGCATCCAGCAGCGGTGCGTAGCCGTCTTTCGAGAAGCGCGGTGAGGTGGCGCGTGGTGGATTGACCACTCGCCACCCGCCGAACTTACGCTTCATTCCTATCGGCAACGCAGGCCACGTTTCCCCATTCACGCGATCGAGGGCACCACTCCATGGCGTCTGTTATCTACAACGAAGCCAAGCGGGCAATCGCCGCCGGCGAGATCGATCTGGGCGGTGACGACATCCGGGTCGCGCTGCTCATGGCCAATACCACGGCCGACACGGAAAACGACGGCATCACGACCGTCGACGGCTTCGCCACGCTCGACGAGTGCGACTCGGCCGGCTATGCCCGCCAGGCACTCGCCAGCGAAACAGTCAACAAGGACGACGTCAACGACCGGGCCGAGTTCGACGCCGACGACGTCACCTGGACGGCGCTGGCGGCGTGTACACGAACGGTCCCCGGCGCGCTGGTCTATAAGCACGTCACCGACGACACGGATTCGGTGCCGATCGCGTGGGTCGAGTTTCCCGTAGCGATCACGCCGGACGGATCGGACTTTACGATCCAGTGGAACGCTGAGGGGATTTTGCAGTTGAGCTAGGGACTAGAGACTAGAGATTAGAAAGACAGGGAGAGCGATGACACTCACACTGGAAACGTCCCACGGTCTGGCGATGCTCTCGGAATTCGCCGACAGCAGCGAGAACGATCTGTTGTTCACCGTCAATGCCGTGTTCACCGCCTTGGCCCTCGACGACAACGGGAGCGTGTAATCATGTTGCCGGACTATTTTCGATTCCTCTGTGTCAACGAGACGGGGCAATTGCAGACGTACAACTCCGGGGCGAGGCTGGACGTCGGCTGGAAGGGCTGGAAGCTGGACGGCGACGGGGCCCTGGTCTACCAAGCCCAGCAGACCGACGACTTTGGTTTCGGTACCGGTGACTCGATCTCCAACGGCAGCGATCTATCCGGCACCGCCGTGAATAACGGGTCGGACAAGTACATGGGTCTGGCCGGCATCTTCCACGCGAAGACCAACCACGCCAGTACCGCCGGCGAGTTCCACTTGTTTGTGGAAATCTCCGACGACGGCGGAACCACCTGGCCCAGCGACAAGGCCGACTTCGATCCGATGCTGGACGATGCGATCCTGTTGGCCACGATCCCCGCGATGACTTCGACGCGCGACGACGTCGAAAAGCCGTTTGTGTTCGAGGGTTAGTGGATGATTCAGTTGGTCCAGTCTCGACTCGCCCGCCCACGCTGGGGCCGGTATGCGCGCTCCGCCGCCGGGAGTACCGCCCGCGTCTTGCGGCGGGGACTGACCGCCTACTGGCACGCTCCGCTGGGGTCGACCGGCACCGAGTTCCGCGACGTGGGCCCCTATCAGAGTCACGGCACGCTGACGAACATGAACGCGAGTACGGACTGGGTCTTGGGCCAGAAGGGGCACGCACTTGACATCAAGGGCCCATTACTCGGTCACCGCGTCGATTGCGGCAATCCCGCGTCCATCAACGCCGTCACGGCCCAACTCACGGCGTCGATCCTGGCCAAGATTTACACGGGATCTCGGCATAACGGCCTGTTTGCCAAGGGCCGGGACACGGCATGGGGTTTCTGGCAGTATAGCGATAATTCGCAGTATGCCCGCATGAAGCTGGGCGGCACAACCCGAAGCATGAACGGCAGCCCGATCGCGCTGGATACCTGGGTCGAGATTGGCTACACCTACGACGGAAGCACGGTCAAGTTCTGGCAGGACGGGGTGTATACCGGGGATTCGTGGAGCTACTCCGGGGCAATCTCGACCAACGCCGTCAACGTAACGATCGGCTCTTTGGACGCGGGCGCTTACCCGGCGGCGGCGCGGATCGCTCGCGTCGGCCTGTGGAACCGTGCCCTCACCCCGGCGGAGATGCTCCTCCACGCCAAGTCGGACGCCATCATCCGGCCGCGGCAGTGGATATTCACGGCGACCGGCGGCGGGGCGATCACGACCAGCCCCGACACCGTGGCGATCACTGCCACCGTACCGACGCTCGGCACGGCCAAGGCCCTGTCGCCCTCACCGGTGGAGGCGACGTGGAGCGTGCCCGCGGTGACCACGAGCAAGCAGGTAGCGACCGGTCCCGCGGGGATGACGATGAGCGTGCCCGAGGTGTCCGCGGCGCTGTCCAGCGCGGCAGCCGGGCCGTATCGGGTCGACGCGGGACGAACGTGGCTTTGCGGTACGGTGGCGCGAAACCTCTTCGCCACCAACGTTCAGGCAGGACATACTTTTCACTCGGGAGCCACCTCGGGGTGTATTCATGGCTAACGCAACGGACATATCGGGAACGGTCTTCAAGAACGGATCGGCAACACTCCTGGCACGCGTCGTCGGGGCCGACGGAACTCCCGTCACCCAAGCGAGCATCGCCTCGGCCGTCTACTCGATCGAGCTGCTCGACGAGAACGATCCCGACGCCGGCACGGCGGTCGCCGGTCACTCGGACGTCGCGGTCGGCGTGGCCGCGTTGATTTACGATACGCTTCAGACCGACGCGCTGTGGGACGTCGACTCGACGGGCTACAACCTGAAGCACGTGCTCGACGTCTTCGTCAACCCGGCGTTTGCCGTTGCCGGCCGGCAATACCGCATTACATTTCGGCTGACGCCCACCGCCGGGCAGGTGATTCTCGTCCGTTTCCGTGTCCAGGTGATATGAGGTACTCCTATGCCGACCGATCTCCAGCAGATTGCCGCCGTGAAGAGCCAGACGCTGGCCATTTTGGCCGACTTGACGGCCGATCCGAAACCGACGTACACCATCGACGGGCAAACCGTCGCGTGGAGCGAGTACCTCGCCCGACTCCAGGCGACCGTCGATTGGTGTGAGAAGAAACTGGCCGGTCACGAACCGTTCGAAGTGCAGTCGCAAGGAACGACCTGATGACGCTCGA